GTTATGCTTCGTAAAATAAAATTATATGGAGAACTTGCAGAATTTGTAGGACATAAAGAATTTGAAGTAAAGGCAGACACTTTAGCTCATGCTGTTAGTTTTTTAATAAATAATTTTGAGGGAATAGATAGATTTATGAATCCTAAATATTATCAGGTAAAAGTTGGTAATTATGCCGTAGATGAATCAGAACTTTCTTATCCTATAGGTCAGCAAGATATACATTTCATTCCCGTTATTGTTGGTGCTGGTAGAGGTATGGGGAAAATATTATTAGGAGCAGCATTAATTGGTTTATCGTTTATATCTTTTGGTGGAGCAGCAGGATTAGGAGCAGCTTTTAAAGGCGGTTTTACGGCAGCAAAATTTGCAAAAATTGGATTTATTTCAAAAGGATTAGCTAGTTTAGGTACTGCTCTTGTTTTATCTGGGGTAAGTGATATGTTGTTTCCTGTTCCAGAAGTGCCTGAATTTGAATCAGAAGAAAACCCTAAATTATCATTCAGTTTTGGTGGAACGCAACAGACAGGAAGAGCAGGAACTCCTGTTCCTTTAGTTTACGGAGAGATATTTACTGGTAGTGTTGTAATAAGTGGTGGTATTGATACTGAACAGGTACAGGCATGATTGAAAAAAAACATCTTATTCGAGGTGCGAAAGGTAATGATCCACCTCCATCTCCTCCGCAACCGACCAGAGAACCTGATACTTTACACAGTAGACAGTTTGCTACCTTTCTTGACCTTGTTTCAGAGGGAGAAATAGAAGGTTTTGCGACAGCATCAAAAGAAGGAAGAACAAAAGGTACGACTGCATACAATAATGCTGCATTAAAAGATGTTTTTCTTAATGACACTCCAGTATTAAGAGCTTCAGCAGATTCTACAGATCCTCAAACTACTGATTTTAACTTTCAAGATGTAAACTTTACTCCTCGTTTTGGTACTGGCAGTCAGACTAATATACCTGGAATTGAAAGCAGTGTTTCGACAACTGGTGTAGGAACAACTGTAACTGCAAGCACTCCTGTCACTCGTCAGATAACAAATACAAATGTTGATGCTGTAAGAGTATCTATTACTTTTCCTCAACTTCAAAAAGCCACTGATGCTGGCGATTTATTAGGTTCAGAAGTTCAGCTAAAGATTTCTGTTCAATACAATTCTGGTGGTTTTACTGATGTTATTACTGACACTATCAGAGGTAGAAGTGGAGATGCGTACCAAAAAGATTATCGTGTAGCGATCACTGGTTCTTTTCCTGTTGATATTAGAGTCAGCAGAGTCACGGCAGACAGCACAGATACTAATTTACGAGATAGTTTTCAGTGGACAAGTTTTGGAGAGATTATTGATGATGCCTCGACATATTTAAACAGTGCGTATAGTTCAATAAGACTAGACTCAATGCAGTTCAGTTCTATACCAAGACGTAAATTTAGAATCAGAGGAATAAAAGTAAGGATTCCAGGTGCAGGTGCATCCAGTTCTGGTACTCCGAGCGTGGACAGTGCTACGGGCAGGATAGTGTACCCAGATGGATATATTTTTAACGGAGTCATGGGAGCAGCTACATGGACTTCATGCCCTGCGATGATATTACTCGATGTCCTTACAAATGATAGATACGGATTTGGAGCACACATAACAGATAGTTCTTTAGATTTATTCAGTTTTGTAAATGCCAGTAAGTTTGCTAACACTCTCGTTGATGATGGTGCTGGAGGTCAGGAAGCCAGATTTAGTTGCAATGTAAATATTCAAAGTCCTAAAGAAGCATTTACTTTGATAAATGAATTAGCAGGTGTAATGAGATGTATGCCAATCTGGTCTGCTGGAACGATTACGATTACACAGGATAAACCAACCGATCCTAGTTATTTATTTAATTTATCAAATGTTACTGAAGAAGGTTTTTCATATTCTGGAAGCAGTTTAAAAACTAGACATAGTGTTGTATCTGTATCCTATTTCAACATGGATAGTCAAG